TAAGTTTTCATCTGATTTAAAATATAAATCTTCCTCTTTACACCAGTTAATAAATGGTTTTGATACAGCAAAAACATTAAGAGGTTGTTTAGTTTTTAAATGTTTTTTATATATTTCTATAAAACTATTTATAGCTAATTTAGAGTTGCTCTCATATTCACGATATAATCTTAATTCTAAAAATCTTTTTTTTGTTTGAACTGAATTAATTGCATAATCAAAAACTTCTTGTGGTGTCATGTTTAAACTCTTTAGTAAGAGACCCATTTCTTTCCAACTATTATTATCAAAAGTTAATTTTTTATTTAATTTTCCATGTGATTTTATTATGTCAAAGTGTGTTAATAATTCGTGCTCATACATGTATTTATAAACTGGATTATCACCAACAAGCATGTGCTTAAAACCATCTTTACCTATTTTTTCTCTAGGTTTAAATCTTGGTACAAGAGGTACTAATTTACTTTTAATAAATCTTTGTTTTCTTCTACGCCCTCCACCCATGTCAGTAAGTTTATTAACTTTGTCTGTGTGAGCTTTATCTGAAAGAGGCTGTGTATTTTCTGTAATTTTTTTTATAGTTTGTGCAGAATTACTAACTGGCTTCCATTTTTTAATTGTATCTAATGCTTTATTTTCATCAGTAAAAAAATCTTCAAATATATCTTTAAGAGGTTGTGTTTTTGGTGGTTTGTAATCTTTAAAAAAGTCTTCAAAAATATCTGAAAAAGGATTTTTACTTTTTTTAAATTCAAAAGTTTTTCCTGTTTCATCCTTAAAATCATAAAATTTTTTTCCTATAAAATTGGAAACTTTTTTAGGTAACTTTTTCTTTTTTTGTGTGCGAGCCATGTAAGAGATATAACAATTTAATAATTAAAATGTAAGAGATAGCTAAAATAAATAAATCTACCTTGACTACCAGCCAAATAGAAAAAAGGCCTGCAAGAGATTAACCAGCAGGCCTTTTGAAATCTTAACTTATAGCGTTTTTTGTATCCAGGCTGGCTTTAATTTGTCAGCTATTAAATCTGGGTTCAAAATTGGTCGCTTTGGGTATTTGTTAGGAATTATCTTTTTAACAATTCCACAGTGTGGCCTTTTATAGGTCTGAATTTTAAACCCATTCCCAGCCCTTGAGCACATAACAAGCGCAGAAAACCACGCTGGCCAGCTTGTGGCTGTGCTCAATTTTTTAATTGTTATATTGTTTTCAGTGTCGAAGCTCCAACTAGGCAAATTATTGTTTTTAAATAAATTGACTTTTGTTAATGGAACCTGGACAGCATATATAGACATTCTTTTATTTTTCATAATTACCTTACCAGTTAGCGTTAAATATTAAGCTTGAACCATCAGACGCTTCGCCTTCGTGATAATCATGAGACAAATCACGCTCCCACGCTTCATAATTAAAGTACCTGGCCAGCGTGCTGTTATCGTCTAAGCCTTCAATAATGTCATGAGCTAGTTGCTCTGCGAACTCTGTGAAATTGTCATATTTTCCATAGTAAGCATCACCAACATGGTCTAAATCTTCAACGCTCCAGTTCTCCAAAAACGCCTGGACAACATCAGCGCCATGTTCGTCTATAGCTTCTTGAACTTGTATAATTTTATCAAGTCCAGGATATTCTCCAAGGTTTGGAAAATCATTATAGTCATGAATAGCCCACTCTTCAGCATCTTCAATTGATGAACTTTTAAGAACTTTATTAATTTGCTCTTGCAGTTCATCTTTGTCTGCTTTCGGCGTTATCCATTCGCCATGTAGTATTCCAGAATTATATGAAGCTAAACAAGCAACATATATTTGATTGTCATTATTTGTCATTGTGTGCTCTTTCTACCAGTGTAATTGGTTAATTTATATATTTGCTACGCTGGTGTAGTTGTTATACTACAGCTACGCTGGTGTAGTCAATATACTATTTTAATTTAATTTCGTGGCCTGGTGTTCGCTCATTATGTAAATCTAGGCAGACAGCCAGGCTTCGACAGTGTTTTAATGTTTATCTGTCTAATATGGGCACTTTACTGAAAAAGCTTGATTTTGACCCATTTATCAAAAGTGTCCTATTATTCGTCTATTTCAAATCTAAGGCTTTTAAGGTTTGCAATTGTTTTTGGGTCTGTTGATGATGCTTCCAATATAATGTTAGTCCCATCATTGTCAGTTATTTCTGCGCCTGCCTGCAACATTGATTTTAAGTCATTCGCCAGGCTTTCAGCTTCAACTATAGCTTCATTGATTGTTTTAGTTTCGTTAAAATATTCTCTTGTTTGTAGTGTTAATCTGTAATTGCTCATTTTGTTTTAATCCTTTTGTTGTTGTTTGTGAGCCTCTTATATTGAGTCTACAATCTGGATTACAATAGGCTCCAATAAATAAATTAAAAACAGATAAGAGCACAAGCAAGGCTGAATAAAAAATGCTGATTGTTTGGCTAATAAATAGAGCTTTTTGTGTGGTTAAGGATGTAAAGTCTACTAACAAAGTTAATTAAATCAATACTTCTAGGCCATATAAATTTTATTTTTTGTGCAGATGTGCACCCCCTGGCCTATTTTGTGCATTTTTAAAGGCTAAAGGGGGAAATATTTCCTGGGGTATATGCGTGACCCTGTCAGAAATTTATACCAAATTATTTAGACATCTGCTTTTTCAAACAAATAATCAAAGAAACTAACTAGGTTTTTATCTAAATACCTATCGAAACCAATAGTCTCTTTATGTTTTCTTTTAGTATTATCTACAACCAACTTTAGTTTAGGTTTATTTAATTTAAAATAAGCTGGTTCCATAGGCTTATGTAAAGAACTCTCTATGTCTTCCTCCATAAGTTTAGCTAGGTATATTATATTATTAATATTCATTATTATTATTAATTAGATGCTATGGATAACTGACGAACTCTTAAGGTAACCTTTGGTATACCTATAGGGTAAGCTAGTGTTCAACCCCTATATCTAATGTGTCCATGTGTTAATTACATCCATCTGTTGGATGTCTTCCTTCCAAACTGTTGTGTGTCTAAAAAGCTCTCTAATTCTACCTCTAGGAGCTCCCTACGCCTCTGTATTTGAGCAGTGTCCTGGTCTCTAGCCAGTTGGTCTACCCAATACCTACATGCCATCGCTAGCGTATCTAATCGGTCATCATAGGCAAGTGAACCTTTTATACTGCTTACTCTACTCATCTGGTAAAACAATTGGTATCTTAAGGCTTTATCTAAAGAATACATTTCATTTGCAGAGTTGTAGTCTTTGTGCACTACATTTGTATCTATGATTAATCTGTGTTGTTGCATCAATGGTTCCAAAGTATCTATTATTCTTTTTTCTTTGGCTTGTTGATGTCTAATCTCTTCTATTGTTACTGGATATGTTTTCATAACAAATGGAAGTAATAATTTTGTAAACATACCTCCTCCATAGTTTTCCTCTACTAGGATTAAGTTTGCTTCTTGTTGTTTTGCTATTGTTGCAATTGATTGAAGTGTCTTATCTGTATAACCACCAATCAATCCACCAGCATCTGTAATGTAGACATTACCATTTAACATCTTCGCACATACATAACTGGTTTCGTTATCTCCTTTACCAGAAGGGTCAATTGCTAGAACTGAACCTTGGTAATCCATCCAATCACCTTGTATTTGCATTGGTCTAAAATAAGCATCTGCGTGCATCCCAACACATGGTAACTCTTCATGTTTTAATTCTGGACTAGAAGCCCATATAACTTTTTCTGGAGCTGTCTTTGGATTTAAAGACATAACTACTAAATCATTTAATTTTAATGGATATTTATTCTCATCACTTAATGATGTATCCAACATGAACTGTAAGTTAAAACCAGAGGCTCCATAACTTAATTGTCTCTTTCTTAAATCTTCATCATCAAATCTTTCAGCATCTGTTGGTTCCCCTTGGATGTCTATATTCCATGTATTTCTAATTTTAGGAGCTAGTGTATCTCCAAAGTTTTTTAATTGTTTCTCATTAGGATACCTTGCTGGCCATATTCTTTGCTTATAACCTCTTGTAGTTAATTGGTTATATAAAGACATTTCTGTCTGCATTGTGCCTAGAAATATGATGCGACCTCCAGGTTTGATAATACTTTCGAACTCTTTGACTTGTTCTGAAAGTTTATCCCTCATTCCCATTGTTGCAGAATTGTTCGCACTTTCAACATCATCAGAAATTATGAGGTCGCTCCGAGCACCTGTCATCTGCCCAGAAATACCTAGGGACTTAACTGATGGAGCGTGTGAAGCTCTTGCAGGTTTTACATCGAAACTTACTTTAGATTGTCTTTGGTCATCACCTGGTTTTAGGTGAGCCAAAACTTCAATCTCATTAATTAATCTTAATGTGAATGTTGAGAAGTCATCTGCTCTATTTTTAGATGCAGATACAACTAATATGTTTAATTGAGGATTTAATAAAAGTTGATGACATACAAAAGCTGAAGTTATCCAACTTTTACCTACTCCTCTAAAAGCATTAATTACAATCCTGTTTTCTTTAGATTGTATAAAATTTGCAATATCATATTGAATTTCAGTTGGCCTAGGTAAAGCCAAATGTTTCCAAACTAGATATAAAAAATTTCTAAAGTCTTTAAGTTTAGTTGGTATCTTTTCCATGTAAAACTATTTCCTCTTCAGTGTTAAATGGTAATTCATCCACTAAAGATTTAAGTGGCGAATTATCTGTAGGAATAGCTTCAATACCATTATCTTTTAGAAATTGTCTTGCGACATTCAAATCCGAAGATTTTGCCTCTGGGTCTTGAACACGCTTTAATATTTCTTCTGCAAGAACTTCATGTAATGTTTTTAATGTTTTAGTCATTTATAATCCTCTTAATACTTTTACTTCCATCTATATTATCTTCTAATTCTGCTTCTACTTTTCCACATTTATATTCAATGTTAGAATTTATATTTCTTTCGGCTTCTCTTTTACCTTTAAGACAATCACTCATAGCATCTTGTATTCTGTGCTCTTTAAGTTCACCAGCTACAAACATACACAAAGCAATCACAGTATTAATTACTGTATCCATTTGCTCTAACCTTATCTTTTAAATGTTCAATATCATTCAAGGCTTTCTCAAGCTGTGATTTAAGAAATTCTATATTAACTTTGTTAGTCATATTTTGCTCTTGAGTTAAAGTTAATTTTTCTACATCACCAAATAAACTTTCGACCAACATAAATTGCTCCTGGTCTACAGGTTTTTGTTCAGATTTTTTAAGTAAATCAGCAGAGAATAATTCTCTTGATGTCTCTAATGAAGTTAATCTAGCAGTAACTTCAGTATACGCAAAAACACCCATAGCAACTGCTATAACTATACCAATCATATTTTTCATTGGCATACTTACTGATGTGTTTTCACTTATCTTCATAATACTTTTCCTTTATTGATACCTTTTTTAACAACATATTATTGTGTGCCATTAGCACCAGTATCAACTTCTTTTCTTAAATTTTTAAATATGTTTTTTTCTTTTAATTCTTTTTCTATTCGTTTTTTGAAACTTTCTAAAACTTTAGTGTCTCTCATTTTTTCTTTTTCTTTTTCTTACAATTAGGCCAATCAAAAGTTAAAACTTCTTCCACCTTCATAAACAATTTGTCTATGCTACTAAATAATTTATAAAAAAATCTATCAATCATATTTAATTTCGTTACAAAAATAATTCATATAAAGTTTTCTTTCATCAATACTTTGTTTCATTTCAGTAGAAAAAGTTTGAATAAATTTACCACCAGCTCCTACACATTCAGACCAACTATTAAATTCTGTTGGTAATGTTGCTGTGTTATTACAGAAGCCTGTAATTGAAGAACATATTGTAAAAGCTAAAATAAACTTCATGCTCTTCCTTGTCTGTTATATTTTTTAAAAGAAAGCTTTGAATTTTTATTTAAAGACTTTGTATGTCTACCTGGTCTTTTTTTTGGATTTGGCCTGGCTTCAAAATGAACAAACTTTTGTTTAGCCATCCCAGGTGAAAAAACCTATTACACCTGCTAACAAAGTTCCGAAAAATACAAGCACATTTATTGCGCCTTTACCTTTTGAAACATCTGTTCTTAATAATTTAACTTCTTTTTTTAATTCGTTAATACTTTCGTTTAATACCTTCATTCGTTCAGCACAAAGTTTCTCATGTGATGAAAGTCTAACACCAGTAGCGACTTCGCTAAACTCTTT